TCATAAACTCCTTTTCAGCCGCAACACCCTCAACTTCAAGACCTAACTCAATTCTTACGTCTTTATCTACAATTTCGAGCATGCCATCTTCAAGCATAGACTGAACACCGGCCTGATAAACTAAATCTCTCATAATATCGAGTGGAATAGTCTGAATCTGACCTTTCTTAGTCCATTCGCGCTTAATCGGAATGTTTGGGTCATAAATAATAACTGTGCCTTTTACTCTACTTCTTATTTGAACTCTTGTCTTGTCGTCCATTTTTATACTCCTTTAACTCTGTATTTTAGGTGAGTAGGATTTTCACCTACTCACCCACTGAATAATAAATATTAAAACTATTTTACTTAGATTAACGAATCATCTGTATATGTCTGCGGAATACCCTTGTTCTGATATACACCCCAGTTGTGATGTGTAAGAATTGCAACGCCTATTCTCTTATAAACGTTCATTTCAAGAGAACGATCCTTGCACTTATAATCATCAATTATTGTATCGCCCTCAAATACAAGCTTAACAACCTTTTCACCACCAGTTGGGAATACATAAGCCATCTGAGGATCAAGCTGTGTAGCTGTATTTGTTTCATCAAGGAACGACTGAGGAAGCTCGATAATTGTAGTTCCTCTGAATACCTTAATTCTACCAGTATCGTGAATATCGTCGATATCCTTAGTAGAATAAGTCGGGAAGTTACCAGGTGCGCCAATAGCATCAGGACCCATAGCTGTAATAAATTCAGGTGTAGCATAGATAACTGCGCCTGTACCATAAGCCTTTACTGTATTAACCAGCTTAGCCATAGCATCGGGGTTCCAAGTGTTAACACTTACCTTATTAGCAGCAGGTCTATCAATATTATCCAGAGCCGCACGAAGTGCCTTCTGAATTATACCATAAACTGCAAATACAAGACCATCAAGAACGATGTCCATATACTCATTGAAATCTTCTTCACCATGGAGCATACGTTCGAAGTCTATACGAGCGGCTCCACCGATTGCGTTACCGCCAAGCTCGAAGCTGGACTTATCAAGTCTAAATGTTTCATACAGACCAGAGAGACCAACCTGAGTGATGAATCTCTTTGCTCTTGTCAAACCTCTCTTAACATTGAACTGAGCCTTTGTGCCAAGAGGAGTGGACTTGATTTCAGCGAATGTACCCATTACTTCGCGAACTTCCTTAGGAAGATATTCATCAGCAGCTTCCTGGATTATTTCGTAAATATCGTAACGGTTTCTACGGAATGTGTTGTAATCTTTACAAAGAGCGCTAACCTGGTCTCTGAATGCCTGATTAACGTTAATTTTTTCTCCTTCCTTTTGGAACTTAACAGGTACTTGCTTTGTTAAGGCGCATCTAGCAAGGAGCTTGATATCATCAAGATTTAAAAGTTCAACTGCCATCTTTCTATACCTCCTTAACCTTTAATTACCTGGAACATTACACCGTGAGACAGACCATCGGGTAATGTATAATCCTTAACAACCTTAAGAACAGGACCCACTGTAGGCTTTGTAGCTGTAAGCAGGATAGCACCTGTTGTGCTAATACCGCCATATACTGCAGTTGTCTTATAAGCCGCAAGAGCAGCATCTACTGCATCATCATCTGCAAATTCAGTAGTATCATATGCAAGGCAGTTAGTTGTGAACTTATCGCCAACAGTCAGATAGCCAATTCTAGGGAGGTATTCTCCACCAGCGATATCCTGTGTCATAGCAAACTTATTAAGACCCTTCTTATAAGAATCATAAATCCACTCAGTGGTGTAATTTAAACCAATAGGATTTGCTTCATTTGCCGTAGGAAGCTTGATAACGCCATTAGCCTTATCAACAGCAAGTAACATACCAACCTCGCAGATAACGCCATTAGCGTCAGTGCTTAATGTTTTGAAGTCGCCAGAAGCAGGTACTGTGCCTTCTGCCGGCTTGTAGTAATCGAGCTTACACTGTGCTTCAATAGTTCCGGTTGTAGGAAATGCAACTTGATTTAATTCAAGCACACTGTAGCCATTGATCGAATATCTTTGAACAGCCATTTTCTTATTCCTCCATTTTGTACTTATTCAGATACTTTTCGAGCTTAGACATTTCTGCAGGTTCTTGACCCTTATAAGAAAAACTAGATGTCTGTGCATCAAAAATATCGTTCTTATGAGCCTCGAAGCAAAGTTCTTTATCAAGCTCAATTGCTGTAAAGTCAGAGAGCTTTTCTCTGTAACTGTTTAAAATTTCCTCAGAAAGCGCAACTGCATACTTAGCTATAATTTCTTCTTTCTGCGCATTTTCTGTTGTTGTCTTAAACTCAGCCAGATTATCTCTTTCTGCTTTTAAGTGATTAAAATTATCTTGTAATACAGATTTTTCGGACGAAAGTCCAGAAATTTTCTGTTCTGCTTCAGCAAATTTTGCTTCTAATTCAGAAATCTTAGTTAGTGCTTCTTGATACTTTGTCTGGAAATCTTCTGCTGGTGCCGCAGGCTCAACAATAGACGTTTCAGGTTCTACCGCGGGAGTCTCAGGCTCTACTACAGGTGTTTCAGGTTCTGTCGCTACAGAAGTTTCTGGTTCTACCGCAGGAACTTCGGGTTCTACCGGAGTCTGTATGTTCTTATCATCCATATGTTTATCCTCCTTTAAATTATAATCTTTTACAGCTTTGATTATTTCAGAAAATTGATCTGATAAATCATGAAATAAGGAGTAAAATGCACTACCTTCAAAACAAGGTTCTACCTTTTCTCCATTAATACTACCAAGTACTTGTAAACCTAAGAAGCAACCTTCTGTAAATTCAAATGCTTCCCAGCCATCTTCTAAAACTCTCCAAGTTCCCTTTATGCTTGGTTCATAAAGTTCCATGCTTTGTGCTTTACCAGGAATTTTCTTTGCGTTTTCGTATAACGCAGTCCAAAGTAAAACATCGCAACAATAATAAGTTCTTTCTACCCCATCAGAGTCTATATGTCTTTCCCAGGCGCCATTATTCCTTTCGGGAACAAGACCATAAGCTTTACTAATACCCTTCGCTCCTGTACCATGGTCTGTGAAATCATCTTCGGTTTCATCATAAATTGCTTTTACAGGCGAGTAAGGTAAGGTCGCTATTAGTTTATCTGCGAACTCATCGGTAATATATGACCAGTTTCTATTGAGTCCACGATAAAAAATTCTAGCTCTAGCTTTGCTGATAGTGGGAGAATAAGGCTCTAAATTACCATATATTTGAACGCTAAACGTTGATGGTATTTTTTTATCAGCCATTTTATATCCTCCTTATTGTGTTTCTCGATTTTGTATTGTTTTGTCTGTTGGATTACTCTTTGTTGGCGCTCCACCAGTATTATCGACATTTTTATTAGTTTTAGTTTCTGCCGAAGTTTCATTTTCTTGACCTTGCTGCTTTGCAGACTCGGTATAAGAACTATGCAACGGCTCCAAAATATCTCTGAGTCCCAAAGTACCTTCGAGAAGCTTTAAATCTCTTAAATCTCTTTGACCTACTCCAAGCGCCATACACGGCATAAAGAAACTATAGCCAGAAGAAGCAAGCTTAAACGAGTCAGCAATAAATTCTTTAGAATTATAATTACTAATAGGTGGCATAATAATATTAAATTTAATATCATTAGTAGCAAAATACCTATTAATCAAAACAGTAAAGAATTGTTGATATTGACGAGAAAAGTTTCTCATAAAAGACTGAATATTTTGCAGATAATACGGAATTGCGCCCGCAGTCTCTGGAGTGAATATCTGATCACTAGTACCAGTAACACCAAATATTTCAGTTCTTGCTTGTTCAAGATAATTGTTTTCCGAGCTAACTTTGTCTTGAAGTGACTCGATATGCACTTTAGCATAAGAGGTAAGTGGGGTAACATCTATATTACCTGCAAGCATAGCCTTAGTACCTTCATGCATTTCTTCTGCTTCAACTGGCTCGAATACTAATTCGCCCTGAGAAGTAATTGGCATTTCAGAAACTAAAATCTTTTCCAATTCTTGTCTACGTTTTTGCTTATTTATTTCAGAAAGTTCATCATAACCATTAAGTAACGGAATTAAATCTAAGAAGAAAGGATATTCTTCATAGAAGTTAAAATGAATACCATCTGGAGGAGTTAAGAAAATCCAACGATAGTCTCCTTGATTGTCCCCACGTTTCTTTAAATATTTACGATATTCTTTCTGAATATAATCAGGATAAGTAGCTAAAACTTGTTTCTTTAATTTTGGATCGCGAATTGTATCAAAAAAACTTAAATCAAATTCTACTACATCAATATCATTTTCACTTTTAAATCTACTGCGACAATATTCTATTGGCAAATCCATTAAAACAGGCTTTTTGTTTTGTTCCTTAATTAATCCGTAATAGGCGCCTTCAACTAAAATTTTATAAGTAAAATAAGAACATTTACTTTCTACCTGAAACGCATAAAGAAAATCAACTGCATCATCATACTGTAACATTATAGATGGGTCACTAAAACCATCTTCAATAGGTGTATGAGGAACGCATATATACTGATTAGTTAGAAAAGACGCATAGTGAAGAATAATTTTCTTATACATACTATTATGTTTAAAGAAGTGAACTGATAACGCCTTTCTATCTGCGGTAGAACCATTTTTTAAAATTTCTTTAATCTCTTCTTCAGTATATACATCTCTTTCAGCAAAACGACTATTAATTAAATCTCTATTACTACCTTTAACATAAGCTTTTTCATTTTTAGCAATTATAGTACCAATTTTTCTTGTAAAATCAGCTAAGTTTGTTTCTTTTCCTGTAATTGATTTAGACATTTTTTCATCTCCTTAGCCGATGAAGACAAGCTGTCTAACCGACCCTTTTCTCTTCTTTTTAATTAATTGCTCTTCCAATTCTTTAATACGCCATAATCCATATTCAAAAGCACTAAACTTATCCTTAGATTTATGAGTACGAATTTGTTCTAATCGAATTTCAAGACCAACATTTTGCTTTAGGCGCAGATTACTCATTTCTTCAAATAAATCACTGGTCATTTCATGAGGCATTAGTCGTAAAACTTTCTTTTCCAAAGATAAATTATTATAACTTTTATGTTCCATTAATTTATTTTTTGCTATACGTTCATTAACTAAGAATTGTACCAATCCGCTTGTAAGTCTTGAATAGCAATTACCATGTATTTTACCATCTAAAGTATTATTTGCTTTTATAACATAAATTATTTTTTCACAATCTTTAGGTTGAATTTTAATATAACTATCATCATTCAAACTTCCATAAGGTGGATAAATTTTTCCGTTCTCAGCAACAGTGGGTCTAATCATAAAGTCAAGTAAACCAACACCAAGACCATTACCATCTATTACCACTTCTTTTGGCTCAAACGCTTCTATAATTTTCTTTAGTTCAAGCGCCTGTAATTCAAAATGACGAGTTTTATCGTTTTTGCCAATAATATATATATTAACTAGACTAGTATACATTACATCATTCTTTGGTGTAACTTTAAAAACGCAGCATACTGTTTGACAACTCAAACGACCCACGTCCACTGATAATAAGTAGAAAGACTTACTTCCTCGTACAATTTTTGCGTGCGTTTCCGGATTAAGTAAAATTCTTTTCTTACTAATTTTTTCATAATCAAACCAAGATTCTTCGCTACTACCAGTCCAAAGTCCCAAATATTCACGTGCAAATGATTCTTCTTTATAAGTATTAGAAGTTTTAATCTCCTGTAAATAGTCTTTAGGTAAAAGACCACATTTCATTGGAACCCTATAATCGCAACCCCATACAAAAGCTTGTGATGGGTCAATTACTTCACTCTGTAATATTTCTATTAACTTTTCATAAGCGAAGGATGCCTTAGAGCCAGCAGATGTCATGAAAAATTGACATTGGTGAGGTTCGTGAGGATTTAAAATACCTTTTTTAGTTCGTCTCGAAACGTTCATTAATGGTAATACTACTTCATTCAGAGTATCGCCGTCGTGATCCAAAAAATCTTCGGTATAGGTCGTTAATCTATACCCGCTTTCGCTGCTCTATATTCCTATAGAGATGAGACTATATCTTTACGGGGCAAACCGTACTCTCCATTTCGACTCACTTGAGCCTAAGTCTTTCGACTAGTCGTT